TCGTACTTACTTCCGTACCGCCGGAAACACGCATAAGGGCCTGCTCCGTTGTCATCTGGAAACCGATATCGCCGGCCATACAGTCCAGTATCACCCCCTGCCGATCCGTTACCGACGAACAAAGAATTTCCATTTCATAGGTAGCCCCGGTAGTGGTTGCATCCGTGGAGAAAGGCTGGTACCCGATTTCAATCTTCGCGCCTCCTGTAAGTTTCAGGGCGTCGCCCGTCCAGCCGTTGCTGTTCCAGTCGAAACCTGCAAACGTTGTGTGTATGTCGCCATAATCCCAGGCTCCCGGATCGGATTCACTGTTACTCCGACCGGCTGCCGAAAGTTTCAATACAAGCCCGGCAGTAGTTTCCTGCAAATCGATGCCACTTTCTCTCACGTCGATATAAAACGGGTATTCCGTGGCTCCCGTCTTAAATTTCATACAGATTTCGCCCTGCTGCGTGAAACGGTTGGTATATGTCTGCGTAGTACGGGCCACACTGACAGACTGCGTTTGCACCCCGTCCCGATAAACGTCCACTTTGGCCGGCGTCGCGGCGGGATCATAAGCCACAAAATCAAATTTCACCTGTTCGTACTGCCCCGCTTCCAGGCGCGGAACAAGATGATCCTCCGGAAAAATACGGCCGTCCGGAAAACTCATCATTGTGCCGATAAACGGTGCCGATCCTCCGGATTTCAGGATGTCGATGTAGATACTTTCGGATTTTAACACGAGATCGGCGGAAGCCTCCATTTCGGCAACCATTTGAACGGTATTCCGGCCGGTTACAAGCGAAGAAGGGGACAAACTGAAACTGCCGTTTGTCGTTCCCGATCTTGTAATGGTGTGCGCGTTCTGTTGCTGGCCGTTCAGATACAGCGTGACGACCTTTGTTCCGGAACCGCTCACGGCATAAGGAATATTAATCGTATCGGCCAGCGTATAACCGCCGGCGGCTATGGCCCCGGCCAGATTGTAAGAGCTGGTAAGGGAAAGGCTGACAACCTTCACGGATGTAAACGCCTGCCGGGTTTGTTTCTTGCCGGTAGTCGGATCAGTAGTGGTTGCCACTACGTAAATATCCGTGTTTCCCACAAGCAAGTAACTTGAAAGGTCCAGTTCGTAACTACCTTTAGAAACATCGCTGACTGTTTGGGAATACATGGTAGTCGTTCCGCGCCTGATCGTAACGGTGATATCTGCCTTTTGCCCGGTGGATTCCCCTTTTTCGTCCCCCGTGGTGTACTGGTGATCGTACGTATAAGTAAGACGGGCGTTTCCGCCTTCCTTGATTATGGTGTTATCTACAGCCGCATTTAATACAATTTTAGTAGCCACCGTTTCGCCGGAACCTCCACCGGAACCGGCCGGGATATCCACAGCGGTAATTTCCGCACCGCTTTTATTCTGGAAAGACAGACGGACGGATGTTTCATCCTCGCTTACCTCCGCATTTACATTGAACAACGTGGAAGCGTCCACCTCGTTAAAACGGGCGGTTACAACCTTGTTTTCTACCGGATTGGTGGAATCTAAGGACAAAGTTTCGTCCACTTCCAGGATATCCACGTTTACATTCACATTACCGGCCGCGTCCGGCGTCTGCTTCTCGCCGTTTACCGTTACACTCTTTACCGTTCCTTTGCCGCCGAACTCTTCCCAGCTCGCCTCCTGATCCCAGACAGCCGGATCGGTTCCGGTAAATTGCCACGTCTCCCATTTACCGAGCGATGTTTCAAAGGTGATAACACGCCCCCGGTCGCGCCACTTGTCCGGTACCGCGGCAACGGCGGAAGCAAGAGTATAGAAACCTTCCGTTAGTGGCATGTTACCAGTTACGTTATAAGTATTCCCGCCGGCCGAACCGCCGCTGCCGAAATCCTCCCACTTTTCGACATTTTCAAAATCCGTGTCCGGATTACCTCTAAATTGTTTCGTCACCCAGCCGTCGGCAGTAAGGAACGAAAGGATCACGCCGTTTTTCCGGACATTGTTAATCTTATCCGCCGTTTTCAATGCTGTAAACACTCCCGACAGGTCACTATAGACGGTACCGGCGTTCAAAAAGTTGTTCACGTTGGTAAAAGTTGAAACCTGGAGTCCGGCCGTCTGCTGCAACTCCTGTTTTATTTTGTCACGGTCTACCTGCAACGTGCTTATGTCCTCGGAACAACTGGAAATATCCTGGGATAAACTTTTCAGCTTTCCCCAAAGAGAACCGTCTTCGCTCTGTGAACCGTCTTCGCTGCCAATACGGGCGTTAATATCAGCCAGCAATGCGGCAAGCGAATCACTATCTTTAAGCCCGTTCAGAAAATTAAGAATTTCGTTAAAGTTGTCGATTGCCTGGGAGGCATTATTACCGACAAGCCGGTCGATACGTAAAGATACGGCGTCTATAGCCTTCTGTAATGCAGCATCGGCGGCAATGCGTGCGGCTTCCTCTTCCAGGACTTCCTCACCCTGGGAAACCTTTTTCAGGTTTACGTTTAAAAAGTCAAGAACCGCCGCCACCATTTGGTTAGTAACGCTTCCCGCGTCTTCCGCGGTTTCAATGACTATAATAAGATCATCGATATACTCCTGTGTTGCCATATAGATACATTAATTAAATTGTTTGCTGAACTCTTTGGAATGAACGCCCGGTTTCCAGTAGCCGCTTTCCGTAATTTCTCCGGTCCAGTTGGACTCCTTCTCGGCAAACGTGAGCTTTAACGTCACGTTCTGCGGCGCGTCAGGACGGACACGATAAGAAAACTCTTCCACCGAAGGAATTACCTTGATCTCTTCCTGACCGTAACCAGACAGGTAAACATCATCAGAGGAAAGCAGATCAAGAAGAAAGCGTATTTCTTGCGGGCGTTTGAATCCCGTCTTAATCGTTACGGCTTCCTGTATCTCCGTACGTATGCGATCCGAATAATAATCATCGGTAATTTCATCGTAACGCCGGAAAACAGCGTCTTCGTCTTCATCCATGCCGGGAGTTACGCTCGCCTCGCCTTCCAGGGAAAACACTTCGTAAGTCCCGTAACTGTTCAGGAACCGGAGCCGGTAATGCTCGCGAACCGTCGGGCTTTGCTCGATCCCGATCCGCAGGGCGAACGTATCACCGCTATACACGTCAAAAAGGTTGGCCAGTACCCCGTAATCGGTAAAGAATTTAAGTCTTACGGCTTCCAGGTTCAAGGCATATAAACTCCCCGTCGTGCCTGGTACTGCAAGGCTTTGACCGGTAAGAAGTTCCGTTATTTTCAGTTCGTGTCCCGGATAAATGAAACAAAGCGGGTAAAGTTCCGTCTCGCGCATCGTTATACGCCAGTCGTTACTCCGGGTGGTAAAGAAGAAATTACAAGATTCATTGAGGAACTTCAAAGAAAAGATGTTATTACCCTCTTCATGCAGTTTCTTAAAAGCCCGTTTGCCGATACCTCCACGCCAGGCGGCTAAAACCAGGGTTTCCGTTTCCGCTTCTTCATTCTGCATGATAATCATGATAGTAGCCTTGTTGTACCAGCCGGAGGAAAGGTTTATCAATATATCACTACTTCCACTTAAAACGGGGATATCCTCAAACACTGTTTCCAGAACCTCGGAAATATTTACCTTGAAACTCCCGTTACCGTTGCCGGTAAACAAAGACCTCCGGTATTCAAAGTTTAAACAGTGCATAATATTATACGTCACCATAGAAGTAGTTTCTACCGAAAGATAGACAGGGTTTCCGGTAAAGGCGTTTTCCGTCGGGTCGATGCTTGCTGTCAAACTCATAATTCAAACGTGTTAACGATGAATATTCCGTTAAACTCACTCTTATTTTCAAGCCCGGAAAGGAAACGGTCGCGCTGATCCGTGGCAGACGTCAGGAACTTGTAAAAGTCCGAGAGCTTCCCCGAATGATTTTCCCTCCAAAGCTTGTAAAGCTCTGCTACCTGTGTGGTACACGGAGCAAGTACGATGTTATTCTGCTTTTCCATGCTGCAAAAGTTGGGTTTATCAAAGGAAGAATAAAGGACGGGGATTTAACTGGCAACTCTTGACGCGACGAACCTTACCTGGTATTCGACTTCTTCCGTTTCGTAGCAAAAATAGTTGGCCGCGCCTGAACGCTCGTTTACCTCGATCTCAACCTCTATCTTACATTTGTAAGTTTTCTCTATGACGCTATCCTGTGTGGTGGGCGGATTCTTTAGTATATCTTCATCCGTTGACGGTGTAACATACCCGTCATATATCGTATTCGACACACGGCAACCGTACACTGCATACATCCAGTGATAACGGTAATAATCTTCCCAGTATTCCACCCTTCCGGCCTGCACTTCCTGCAAGCTGGAAGAATATACGACCCACACGTAGGAAGCACCGCCCCACACGGGAATGCCCTGTTCATTATCCAGATTATAGGGACCGATCAGACGCAG